TGCGGCCGGCGCAGAGAAGCTGCAGAGAGGCGCTGGCGCAGTAACGCGCGCAGCGGCTCAGACCGCCATTGTATCGCCGGCCTCGCAACGGAACAATCTGGCTCCAGCCCCCGTCAACGCCCTTGCCCCATGACCCCCAAACCAGCCCGCCACATCATCGCCTGGTTCCTGCGCCGCTTCGGCTTCGCAGGCGTGGCGCTGGCGCCGTTCGGGATCTACATCCTGGCCGAGCACATGCACAGCCGGCGTTTGATCCGCCACGAGCAAGCGCACTGGCGGCAGTGGCAGAGGATGGGCACGGTGCGGTACTATGCGACTTACGTCTGGCAGGTGCTGCGGCATGGATACCGCAATGCGCCGATGGAAATCGAGGCCCGAGCAGCAGAGAACGCGACATGACAGACATCAATCCCGTAGAGTTCGGCGTGCTGAAAGCGGAACTCGCCGCGCAGCGCCGCGACATCGACCGCATCGTCGGCAGACTGGATGAACTTACCCAGTCGGTGCAGAAGATCGAGAAGACGCTGTCAGAGGCCCGCGGCGGCTGGAAGGCGCTGGCCTGGGTCAGCGGCATCAGCGGCAGCCTCGGGGCCGCGATGACGTGGGTGGCGAACCACCTGGGGCGGGGATGAAACACGCTGCGCTGGCTCTGGCACTGGCTGCCGGCGCGGCGCAGGCAGACGTAATCGCGGTTGTCCAGCGCGACGATCTGCGGCTGGAGTTGCACAATACGGAGGGTCCGTGCCAGCATGGGGCGCGGTACGCGCTGCTGGTGCATGGCAAGACGCGGACCTCGGGGTGCTGGGTGCTGATGATTGGGCGACAGGAAGTCGCTATCGCATGGCTCGACGGAGACTGGTCCGCCGTGCCGATTTCGTTGTTCAAGGAACCGGAGAAGCTATGAACGCCATGATCATCCAGGCGCTGGTGCGCCACATTCTGACCGCGCTGGCCGGCGGTTTTGCCGTGAAATACGGCATCGACGGCGAGACGATGAACGCCGTGATCGGCGGCGCTGCGGCTGCGGCCGGCGTGGGCTGGAGCGTTTGGGACAAGCGCAAGCAGTAATGGACTGGGCCGAATACCCGTCGTTCAAATCGGCCGAGTTCCGCTGCCGCCACTGCGGCAAGGAGCAGATGCAGCCTGCGTTCATGGAGCGCCTGCAGAGCCTGCGCAACGAGTTCGGCCCGATGGTCATCGCCTCGGGCTGGCGTTGCCCCGATCACCCCGTGGAGAAGGCCAAGGCGCACCCTGGCATGCACTCCACCGGCATGGCCGCAGACGTCGCCGTGCAGGGCGCTGACGCGGTCAGGCTGCTGCGCCTGGCGCTGGGCCTGGGGTTCACCGGCATCGGCGTCCAGCAGAAGGGCGCAGGCCGGTTCATCCACCTCGACCTGCGGGCCGTGCCGGCGATCTGGAGTTACTGAAACGCGAACACCGCCGCAATGGCGGCTATGACGATGACGATGCAAATGATCTGCCCGACGATGATCGCGGCAGCGTCGTCGAAGTCGTCGGCGCCGAGTTCGGTGCAGGCCTCGGCAGCCTCGGGATAGCGACCCTGCTGGTCGCAGCCTTTGGGCGGGTTCATGATTGCGGCCAGAACAGCAGTGCCGCCACCGCTGCCAGCATGAGGCAGACGATGATGTCGATGGTAAGAGCAACGTCCATAGCAGGGCTCCCAGAATAAATGCCACGTTCGGCATCAACCAATTCCCGACGGTGTCAGCTTGTCGATTTTGCACATCCACAAGCCGCATCGAGGGCACAGTTCGCCACTGTAGTCGCGTGGCAGTTGCCGCATTGCCAGCGTCCCAAAAATGTGCGTGAACTCGCCACAGTGGCACGGCGCGTGGCCTTGCTTGTATTCCTCGACTGTCATCGGTCTGGCTTGCGTCATAGCAGCGTCCACAGCAGGGCTCCAAGCATAAACACCAAGATGATAATCTTTGGCGCCAATCTGTAGTTGCGCCTCGGCTCCGCGATGCTGTAGCCGACAGTGAAAGTACAGTCGGACAACGTGCGTGGGGTGGTCAGGTGGCTGGGTTTCATGGAGCTGTTTCCTCGATAAGCCGGGCGATATACCCGCCGTAGTTGGTGTTCGGCTGCGTCTTGTCGAACTCGCGGGCAATCTGGGCGCAACGCTGGCGTTCGGCGGCTACCGCCTCCGCTACCGCTTTCTCCAGCAGGTCTTTGTAAGACTCTGCAACGGCGGCATTAAACATGCGCGCGGCGTTTTTTCCAAATTCTTCGTAGGTTACGACGGTCATGTCTTGCTCCTTGCGCGGATAGCGGCGGCGCAATCTGCGGCCGTCATCGGGTTGGCGTAGTTGTCCACGCTGTCCAGAATCTTTGCGCACGCTTCGCGCTCGGCTGCTGCGACGAGGGCGGCGAAGCGATACCGCGTGAAGTCTTCGCCCGCCTTGATGGCGTCGTGCTGCGCTTGGAACCACAGGGCGTCAAGTTCTTTGTTGTTCATGCGGCCTCCAGACCTGCCTGCGCCTTGGCATACGCTTCGCGTACTGCTTCGCTGAACCGAACTTGAGCGGCTCGAAGTAGCTCCCATCGCTTACGCCTGCGGGCTTCGTAGATGAACATCGGGTAGAGCTTGGCCTTGATCATACTGATACGGCGTTTCACTTGTTCCCCCTTGCGCGGATGGCTGCGGCAGCTTTGCTACCGTAGATTTGCACACCTGTCGGAAGATGTGTGTCGCACACCGTTGTTTCGGCGAGCTTGGCACACGCCTCGCGCTCCATCAGCACCTCAGCCTCCAGCCCCTCGGCAATCTGCGTGCCGAGGTGGTCCAGCAGATCCTCCAGCGTGTCGCCGTGGCCGGTGGCGTAGCCCATGCTGCGCATCCATGCGGCGACCTTCTCGCGTTCTGCTGCTGCGACGATGGCGGCGAAGCGGATTTCCTGCTCTGTCGCCTCGGTTCCGTATATTTCGCGCGCCAGGCGGATGATGTCTTCTTGGGTCATGTCTTACTCCTCTCTGCCGGCATGGCGTCGGCCATCGCGTATGCCCACCGAGCTACCCCGCTCCGGCTGCGCCATCTCCCGCAGCGTCGGCCTGCGGGTGTAACCCGCGTCGCGCATACGCTGGGCTCGGTCTGGCTGCGCCAGCGCGGCGCGGAGGGCGGTGATCGTGGCACTGCGACCCCCCGGATTGTCTTGCTCCAGCGCCTCCAGCGCCTGCTGGGCGGCTTCGCGTAGTGTGGTCATGCTGCGACCTCCTGCGGAGCTTCTGGAAGCGGCATCCAGTGCGTAACCTCGCCTTCACTGACCGCAACCGCCGAATAGTCGCCCCAGTTGTCGATGCACTCGTACCAACCCTCGGTGACGTAGTAGGTGTCCGTGGCTTCGTCGTATTCCGAGCACAGATCCCAGTCCTCGGAATACACTTCCACGGTCTTCGCAGCAATCCAATGCGCGCGGATACGCCGCAGCTTGCCGAGCCTGTTGCGGTAGCAGGCCAGCACGTTGACGCCAGGCTTGGGCAGAGCATCGGTCACTGAAATCCACGCCACCGGCTCCTGCTCCGGCTGCGCCAGCGCGGCGCGGAGGGTGACGGCTGCTCGCAGTTGAACGTCAGGGTGGTCAGAGTCCAGCGCCTCCAGCGCCTGCTGGGCGGCTTCGCGTAGTGTGGTCATACCCCACCTCCCCAGCGCGACCGCTCCTCAAACGCCAGCACATCAGCCAACCTGTACAGCACGCGGCCGACGACAGGGTGCCCGATGCGGATGTGCGCCGGCAGCCTGGCCGTGGATCGCCAGCGCCGCAGCGTGCGCTGCGAGACGCGCCAGCGCTCGGCTAGCTGCTGCTCGGTCAGTAGCGTGTCATTCGTCGTCATCGGTGCTCTCCTCGGCAGACCAGAAGTCCTCGATCTCGGCGGCGATGTCGTGCGCCTTGCCGGCGTATTCGCCGTGCTCCGGGTGGCCCAGCAGCGGGAACGTCAACTCGTAAATCACCACCAGCAGGCGGTCGATGTGCTCGCGGGCGATGCGGGCGCGGTCGTCGGCGGCGGCGTACATGTCCTGCACGGCCTGCAGACGGTAGTGCAGCGCCGCCTCGGCCTGGGTCATGACGGGTGCGTTCATACAGTGCCCTCCTCGGCCTGGACGATCTGCGGGTCGCCGGCAGGCGGTTCCTGCTCGGCGCGGATCTGGTCTGCGCGGCGCTTGGCCGCAGCGATGACGCGGTCGCGGTCTGGGCCTTTCGGGACGCGGCGCATGTCGGCGCGGAGCATCTCGAGGCCCTCCAACGTGCTGGAGAGTTCGATTGACTCCAGCAGTTCGTCAATGTCAATCAGTCCCCTTGGCGGCTCTGGCGGCAGAGGCGGCGCGACCTCGTCCACAGTGCCCATGTCGCGCATGCGGACGGGCTCACGGGGCTCCATGTCGCCAACCTCCTCGGGGGTGTAGGTGCCAACGGTCACGCCGGGATAGACGGTGCGGATTCCTTCGCTGATGCACCTAGCGCGCAGCATGGCACGCGGGTACTGGTTCCACGTTGGGTTCTTGGTCAGGCCGGCGCGCTTGGCCATCTCAATCGTCCAGTCGATCTCGACGCTGCCGCCTTGGGCGTGCGAAAACTCACCCGCCACGCGCTGGTCAGTCATCGAAGTCCACTTGACCTTACCGCCTGCGGCTTGAAACCTCGCCAGCATGGCGTCGGCCTTGAGCGCGGGGCGCCCTTGGATGATGTGGTATTCCTGCACGGCCTTGGCTGGATGCAGGCCCTCGGCCTCGCAGATGGCCATCAGCGCGATGGCTTGGTCGCGGGTGCGGACTCCGAAAAGGCCGGACTTGCAGAAAGCGTCTGCAAGTTGTAGCTGCTGTTCGAATGGGACGAGTGCTGTCACGGTTGTTCTCCGAAATGGGGCGGTTTCCCGCCCCGTGGGTTCAGTCAGTCAGGCCGGCGTTCTCGGCGCTGACGGAAACGACGCCAGCGGTTTCCACGGGCGTGCCGGCAGCCATCAGTTCGATGATGTCGTCGTGCGACGCCAGACGGACCTGAAGCTGAGGCATGCAGTGCCCGAGGGCGCCGGCAGGCGTGTAGGCGCGCACCAGACGGTCGTCGCCGTCCCCCTGCGAGACGACGTAGGTCTTCAGCGTGCGGGTGTAAGCACGCTTGGTCTTGGTAACGGTATCGTTCATGCTCTGCTTTCCGCGAGACGCCGCAGCGCCTCGACTTGAATGCCGACCTGCTGCAGGAAAATCGTGATCCGGGCTTCCAGGTCGGCAATGAAGCTCGGATCACGTTGGATGCGCTGAACGTGCAGCTGCAGCGGCTCAGGCATCCGGGGATCGTAGGAAACGAAATCGCACCACTGGCGGCCGGTGATCCACATCTGGCCCTGCACCTGCGGGATATGCTCGTCAGGCATGCCGTTCAGCAGCGTTTCGATGTGGTTCGCGCTGTTGAACGGGCACTTGATCTCAATCAGTCCGTCCCAGTCCACCAGGCCATCCGGGCTGCAGCCCGCCAGCAGCGTGTCGTGGCAGATGAAGCCCGT